AAAGCGTGCAGTCTTAGAAGTTTCCTTCAAAGTATTTCTCGCAGGGTCTAAATCAATAGCAATACCCCAAGCGTGCTTACTCCAAGACGAACCGCCTCGCATTTTACGAAAGTTAAAACAACCGCCGTAAAGGTCTATCCCTAACTCTACCAAACGTTCGTATCCGTAGACCTCCAAAAGTTCGTTAAACACGCTTAAAAACGCATTTGCTATTAGCTTATGGCAACGCATCTTTGTTACTTTGGTGTCTAAATCCCAAGCAATGCGCATAGGGTAAGGTAGTTTGATTGTAGTTAAATACGTTCCCGTCTCGTTAGGTTGTCCGTATTTGGCTAAGGCTTGTGCGGTTGTTATCATTTGTCTATTTTTTTACTCCATACAGTTAAACCTATTGCAGTTGCCGAGTAAGTAAGTAGCCCGACAAATACAAATTCGTGAACTTTAAACGGCTTGAATAGTGGTATAATAGCATAAAGAACCGCAATCCAAAAAGACGTAAAAGCGGATAGTCTTTTAATTGACCATTTGCCGTTAGGCTTTAGAGTTTCGTTTATTAGTTCTTTTATCATTTGGCAATACGGCTAAAAGTTTTTCAGGTAGGTTTATTCGTGTTTTCGTAGCTTGTCTAAAACTCTGCTCTTTGTAGCAGTCGTAAAGGGCCGTTTCGACCTTGTTCAATCGGTTATCCGTGTGCCATAACCATAGACAAAGAACGCCAGTAACGCCATATTTTTTCACAATGGTAACAAACTCAGTCATTGGATACTTGTTTTTTGCTTAGATAAATACGGAGCTTCTCTACATTCGTGTTTTTAGGGCTATATTTCAAACCCTTTGGTCTGTTCTTTTTCATATAAACCAACTGGTGTAATTGTTCGTAGTGTCAGGGTACATATCTTGGTCAACGTTCTGATTGTACTCAGGGAATAAATCTTGGTTGAAAGACATATAACTAATGAAACGCTCCGTGTAGTGCTGAGCAATCTGACGCTCTTTCTCTAATAAAAAGTCTACTTCGTTTTTCTCTACGTTTTCAGCGTTCTCAGACGAGTGCTTATAAACGCCTTTGTTGGCGATTGTGTAAGCTGCGAAGGGTAAGTATTCAACCATTGACCAATGTATCAGCATAGGCTTTACATACGTCTCAGTAAGCAGCTCGTAGTTACCTGTCAGCGTTCCTGCAATAATCAAGGTTTGTAGCTTCTCAAGTAGTTTAGTGCCTAAGTATGTTTGTATGTGGATGTCCTGAGCGATTTTAACGAACTGAATGAACTTGTCAGTATCCACATTGCCGTTGACTGCCGTAAAACGAACTATGTCGTCTCTTGTGATTAGTAGTGCCGTTGCCATTATTTCTTGCCGTAAATAGGGTTAGTAGGTAAAAAGCCATTGTAAGGCATATCAACTGGTCTTTGAGATACCAAAGCATTGTTCTTAACAACGTATCCAAACTTCTCTGCTTTTGCACCTGCGATTTGTTTAGCTTTAGGAGAGTTAACATCAATGCCGACACCCTCAAAACTTGCATATACTTGTTTGTTCCAACGATGATGACAATTGCCACCGCCTTTGAACTTCCATACATCATAGGTAGCAGCGCCTTTAGCACCCCATCCTGCATTTACAGGTTGATTGCCCATTTGTAAAATGTCCTCTTTTCGGTAAATCTTTTGTGCCGTCATCATTTTCTGACAGAACTGACGAGATTTAGAACTTGTCTCACCTGCGTAAACATAGCGAGTAATGAACTTTACTCCGTCAATTACTTCGTCTTGTTCAGACTTTGCGTTAGGACGTGCTGAACCTGTAGTTACGAAGTTATATACTTTGGATAATAAGGTGCTTTTTGGCTCGTTAGAGAGCATTTCGTTCTCTTGGTCATCTAAGTCATAGTCCACAGGGTATTCGTCTATTAGAAGCCAATTCTCGTTAGGTGTTTCTCCTAAGTCAATAAGTGCATCTGCAATCTCGTTGTCTAAGGCTTCGTGTTTCGATAGCTCAGTTCCTGTTTCCTCTGCAACTTGCTCTTCAGTTACTGCATTTTCCAAGTCTACAAACTCAAGAGGTTTCAGAGTCTTGAAGAATAGATTTAAAGAGATATTGTTAAAAGCTAACATCTTGTCAATGGCATCAATTATTTCCTCTTGAAAAGGCTTAATCACCATATTATTGAAAAGAATAAACGAGTTCTCAAGCTCATCAGCGTTAGAAGAGAATCCGTTTGTAGAAGCAACCCCGAATAATAGCGGAGATGTTACGTTGTGTCCAAGCATAATCTTACGCAAACACTCCTCACTTAAATATGTGTAGTGTTCAGGTGCGTCATTAAGTGGGATGTCCTCAACCGTAGTACGAGTATCCATATTGTCATTGAACGCTACGATTACTTTCTGACCTTTAGAACCAGTCAACTTGCCGAGAACCTTTGCAGATATGATTTCTTGTTGCTCCAATGTAGGCACTCCGTTGTTGAAGTTTACAACTTTAGTTCCTGAGAATCCGTTTTGTACTTCGTTGATTAGGTAGTCGGAAATTTCCTCTTCCAAAAGTGCATATGGAACTGCGCCTTGATAGTCAGGATACGCATAATACTTCATTCCGACTGAATAAGGTTTAGAGAATAGTATTTCTACTTTCTCTCTACCGAATCCAAAGGCAGGGAAGCGCTTAGGAACGTATTTCTTTACGTCTGACCAATCGTCCGAGTAATAGTAGCCTTCTACCTCTCCGTCTTTATTACATTTCTCAGCACGAATCAAATTAACAGGGATATGATAAGCCTTGAGAATCTTGTCGTGCTTGTCGTTGTAATGTACTTGAATAGAGAATTGACCAAACAACTTGCGGTCTAAAGCAATCTTACGCAAACAATCCTTAGAGATTAAGGTCATCATTTGAGCGTACTCATTAGGCTTGCGGTTAGCATCCGTAGCCGAGAGTCCTTTTCCGTAGATAAGTCGTGAGATATTGTTTATAATAGCGTTGTTCGTGGTCGAATTAGTGTATCTATCAATCAAAAACTGATAATAACTGCCTCCGTCTGCACCATCATAATTTACCCAAGCATCTCTCTTACTCTCTTCGATTGTAGGAGCGGTGTAGGCAGATAGGTTTAAAACGTGTATGTTACTCATAAACGATGTATGTGTTAGCGGTTGTATTTGAAGTGTACTCACCTGAGTTAACCGAGAAGTTGACTATGTTTTGGTCAGTACAAAAAATTCTGTCTTTGTAGACAATGTCAGTTCCTTGTTTTAGAACTAAGTCGTAGAAGTGTCCTTCTTTTAATGCGAAGGTTGCAGTAATCGTGTTTATGTAGTCACCTTGTGTTGAACTGGTGATGGATACTGTAACAGGTGTGTTCGTTTGGTCATCCGTAAGAATCATCGTATTAAACCCATCACGAGGAATGAATGAAAACGTCTGAGCTGATGTAGATGTAGTTAGGACTATCATACTACTACAAGTCAAATGAGGCGATTTGTTGCCAAATAAAAAAGGGAGACCTAAGCCTCCCCTTCCACGCTATGAAAAAACGAATTAGACAGTAACGATATTCGCAACACCGAAAACATCACCTGCACCACCTGCAAGACCTGCCTCGTTTGAGCAGTCAAGAAGATTAGCATAAAGTTTCTCAGTTCCTACGAAAGTCAATGTGTAACCATTAAGGTCGCCCATTGCAGTACCGTTAGATACGTTTGCAGTAGTGATTTCCATTCCGTGTTCTAAACCTGCAAGGAAGAATTGGTTGTTGCGGTTTTTAACAACGATGTGAGGACGTCCGTAAGCCATCAACTTAACACTTTTATGCGTTGTAGCATCTTGTTTTTTAAGGGTAACGGTAAGCGTTTGCTCAGCGAATGTAGTACCGTTCTCACGGCTTGAGTTATATACTTGGTCAAAAGAGTTAGTTCCTTTGAGTTCGTATTTGTATAGATTAGCAACGTTAGCAATTGTATCGATGGTATCAGTACCAGCTACATAAGCAACGTCAGCGGAAGAGAAGTCTCCGTAATTGATGAAGTAGATAGCGTCAATACCACCTACTGCGTCTTTACATACTTCTAAGCGACCATTTGCAACTTCACAAGACATATTTTTAGTTTTTAAATGTTATAAAAAAGGGAGGAGCGTATACCCCTCCCTCGTTAGTTTAAGTTAAGCTAAGATTAGTTAGCAGAGTTTGTGATACCGTAAGTAACAACGTCAGATGCAAAACCGTATTTAGCGTCTGCAGTAAAGCGCATAACTACACGTACGTTTTGTGAACCATCAACATCAGCCAAGTCAATAACTTTAACTTCGTTCATATCGTTCAAAAGACCAGTTGCGAAGTAAAGGTTAGATTTTTGAGCAAGCAATGCAGTGTTAGAAGCAAGACCGTTAGCTAAGAAGATTTTTACACCATCAAAGTACAACTCACCAAGAACTTGGTTTGTACCTTTGTTGTCGTAACCGTTAGCACCTACACCAGCAGCAGCAAAACCACCCAATGCACGTACATAAGCACGGAAGATGTTATTAGATACATACAAAGTAAGGTCTTCTTTTCCGTAAAGAGCAGCAGGACAAGCGTCAACGATTTTACCAAGCTCTGCGATAACGTTACCTGCGTTAACACCACCACCAACTGCAGCAATTTCTTGAGCAGCAGGAAGAGAAGCATCAGTAGTCAATTGAGTCATAATACCTGCGAACTGACCTGCAGTTGCGTTAACACCTGACCAAATTGAAGTTTCCATACCTGCGGCAACTTTCTCAGCAGCGTGTGCGATAAGGAAGTCAGCGAAAGATTTAGGAAGAACGTCAAATGCAGAGTAACCCATTTGGATAGCATCCCAATCTGAACGGAAGTCAGACTTACAAAGTTGCAAGTTAACTTGGAAAGATTCAGGTTGAAGGATACGCTCTGTCAATGTGATTGTAGACGTAGGGTCGAAATCACAAGTAGCGTTTTTGATGATGTCATCAGTAGCAACACGCTTGATAACTTGCTTGTACTTGACGTTAGGCATAATAGTGATACCGCCTTTGTCAAGGGTTGGAGCAGACAATAAAGCTGCTGCGATGTACTTACCTGCGAACTCGCCTGCGTAAGTAGTAGTAATTGAAGTTGTTGTTGGCATTTCTTCGTTTAAATTTAGTTATTAAATATTGTTGAATTTTTCAAGGATTGAATCCATTGTAGAACGAGTGCGGTTCTTAGATAATTTGAACGCTTCTACTTTAGTTTCGTTTTCAGGGTTGAATGAAATAGGTTTAGGCTCTTCGCTCAATTCAACTGGTGCAACTTCTTCTGCAACTTCAGTTTTTGACAAAGCGATTTGTGCTTTTAACTCTTCGTTTTCTTTTTTAAGGGCTTCGATTTCGCTAAAGAAAGATTCCTTAGTTACTGATTCGATGATTTTCTTTGCAGTAGGTGCAGCAGGCTCTTGTGCCATTTCTTCTTCAGGCATTTTACCTGTTTCTACTTCTTCTTCTACTTCTACCTCTACTTCAGGTTCAGCAGCCTCACGAACATCAGCGATTACGCCTTCTTCGATAACTACCAAGATACGACCATCCTCAAGTTCATACTCACCAATAGGAAGTGCGATACGTTGTTCGTCTTCAGTTAGGATAAATACAGGTTGACCTGCTTCGAATGATTCTGCTTCAAGCATAGATACACCATCAGAAAGGCGCATAGTTTCCAACTTCACTTCTAAACCTAAAAGTGTGCGGACTTTGTTTAAGATTGATTTTTCGTTCATTTGTTTTTATTTATTCGTTTTCCCAAGAGTAAGAGTTCAATGCGCTAATCGCAGCCTCTACATCAAAATATAGTTTGTCAACCGCAGCGTAGTTAGGAATTGATTTTGGGTCAATACCTAAATCTTTAGCTTGCTTGTCAATTTTTTCAAACATAGTTCCGTACTTGTTCAAAGACTTGTTTGAAGAAGCAATTAACTTTTCTCCGTTTGCATTTACTTTGTCAGCACTTGCGCTTGCAGCAGCAACAATTTTTTGAGCTTCTACTTTTGCTTTTGCGATAGCATCGTCAGCAGTTTTGTATTTTGCTCTTTCGTCAACAAGAGACTTAATCATAGCCTCCATATCTGCTTTGGCTTTTGCCAAATCTTCGGCAGCACCTAACTCAATTTTATGAGCAGATAATTCAAGCGCTTTATTGGCTTCCGCCATTTTCGCCATTACTGATTTCATTGTGTTCATAACTCTTTAAGTAATTAGATTTATATTGTTGCGTTTTTATCCGTTTTGACGTACGATAGTTCTCACTCCTGCTACTTCAGTTGCAGTTACTACTTGAGTAGTTCCTTCCGTCTTTCCTACGCCTTGTGCTTGTAAACTACCATCACAACATTTAGTTGAGTATGTTCCGTCTGCGCATAGGCAACCACGTCTTGAACCTTGACGAGGACTTGCTTTACTTGGTGTTTTGAATTTCATATTATTGGTTTTTAATTTGTTCTAATTTACGTTGCGCCCATTCAATACCTTCGTCTCCTCCCCAGCTGAGCCACATCAATCTACCGCAGCCATCGCCTAACTCCTTTTGAGAGTTCTCACGGTGTCTTTCAAATGATGCCATTCTTGAGATAGTGTCCTCGGAGATTGCCTCTCCATTTGCTAATTGATTTGCACGTGCTTTACCTACCGCAGTACCACAATCACCCCATCCGTTTTCTTCTGCCCAACGTAGAGCTATTTTAGCGTTCTCCTTTGCAGCTTCAGGATAGTCTGAGTATGATTCGAGTTTGAGTAGGTTTTTAAGTTGTTCTATGATTGAGTGTTTCTCTTGCTCCTCACGAGGTGAATCAGGCATCTTGTCAGCAAAGTATCCCTCAATTGAGAATCCTTTAACCTTGCCGTCTTTTACATCTTGCCAAACCTCATCGTTGTCTACCTTCATAGAAATCATCCACGTTCCTTTCGGTAGGTTGAATCCGTACAACTGGCTTTTGTCCATCTTTTCGTCTTCGATTAGCCACGATTCTACTACGCTCATTCCTTTAATAGCGTCTTTGTGTTCGTAGGTAGCGTTGTTTTGATTGCCTTTCTTGAAGAATAACTCCATAGCTTTACGCACGGTGTCTTCGGAAAAATAGATATAGAACTCCTCCTCTTTGTTTCTGCGGTAAATCTTCTTATTCGGGATAAGCGCAGCACCCATTAGGATACGTTTCTCGGTGTCAATTTCTTTGAGTTCTACTTCGTGTTTTGCTAAGGCTACAAAGTTCTCCTCTATGGCAGGACTTTCCACTACGGATACCGCATTTATTCCGCTTTGGAAGTCTTTT